ATTTAATTGTGCATGAGCAACCACTCTTGCTGTGCCTCCATTTTTTAAAACTAAAAGATCTACATCAGCATTTGATGCTGACTTATGAACCGCTTGTACACTTTTAACAATACCAACTGCAGAAGTAGATATAGTTAATACAGTCGTTGATGTGTTTGTGCTTAATAAATATGTTTCGTTTTTATATTGTATTGTCATGACATAAAATAATTAAAGGTATCTTGTTCGTTTTTCAAGTCCTGTTGAAATGATGTATTTAGTTGTGTTTTAACTGTATCAAGAGATTGAACAATCTGTCTTTGGTTCTCTTCTTCATATTGTTGTTTTGGTTCAGGTATGTAAACAGTTATTTTAGCCATTAATATCCTCCCATACCAGCTGCTGCATCTGATTGAGCTGCTGCAGAAGCACCACCATCATGGTCACTTCCTCCTCCTCCACCCATTGCTGCATCTCTCGCTGAAACTTGTGACGATGGTCTTTGTGCCATTTGTTTTTGTATACCTCTTGCTTGTGCCATGTTTGCTATAGCTGCAGCATTTCTTGCATCGATACCACCATAGCTTTTTGCATCAAGATAATCTGCTAATGTTTTTGATCTTGCAAAATCTGTAGATTGTATTCTTTGGTTTATATCTTTCAAACCACCCAGCATCATCGCCCCAATACCTATCGGGTTAAAGGACATTCCCATTTTAGAACTTAATTTATTCATAATTAAATTTTTACCAAGATCTTTTAAGGATCCCATGCTTGATGTAGCATTATTTACCAAACCTGTAATGCCGCTATTGTCATTAGCTTGTGCAGGCATTTGACTCATTACAAAGTCTCTATATGTTGCAAAGTCTGGATAGGTCGCTTGTAAAGCTCTATTAGTGCTGTATTCTTGGAATAATGCTTCTTCGTTCATTATCTCATACCGTCCTGTGATACATCTGCTCTAAATGTTCCAAATCTCCAATTATCATTAAGTGCAGAGTTTTCTATTTTTATATTTGCAAGTCTACCTCTTACCCTTGTATCTATTTTTGATGTTGCAGAATTTACCACAAAAGATATTGTAGTGGTATTGCCTGCAATAGGAAAGTCTTTTGTACCAAGTGTTATTGATACGTTACCTGATAAATTNTTAAAGTCTGGTAAAAATCTTCTNATNTTNAGCAAGAAANTGNCCATCNCCTTCTACGGGAAGATCAAAGTCACCAGATTGCACAAAACAACTTATAGCTTCTTCTGTTCCATTTAAATTAATTTTATTCACACCTCTTTCATGTTCAAAATAAGTTGTTGATCCAAATTTATTTGTTGCACCTTGTATTGTTGGAAACTGAGGAATAGTTGTTGAATCATATTCTGTTGCATAAGGATTTGCATATGTTACTGAATCTGCATATGTTGTTCTTGCTAATGACATTGTTGCCCAGGTGTTTTCCACATAATTATAAGTAACAGTTCTATCTATCTGAACAGATGGTCCGGTAGTCGGTGTCCCTTTTGGATAAAACCACAATATTTCGTTATATAAAGAGTTATGAGCACCAAATACAATTTGATTAGATGCATAATTTATACCAAGATTATCACCATCAGTTGTGAATACAAAGTCTTCTACTAATGAAGGTAAAAGTTTGACTGTACCATCAAATACAAAAAACCCACCAGAGTTACCCATCCAAAATACTTTACCATCTGCATAAACAGCTGCATGAGGACCTATACATCCACAGTTAGTACCTACTTGTCTTATAGAGAAAGTAAAAGGTGGACCAACAAACTGCATTGTATAAGCTGCTTGATCAGTCAAAATTAAAACATAGTCTTTACCATTTACAGCTGTAACGATTGTGTTTCCGGTATCCAGTCTAAATGTACCTGCAGTATTTGTAGATGTAGGATTATATAAATTAAAGTTTTCTTGATCGCTAAATCTTATAAACATTGGATCTTGTGAAGTATTATCACCTACTGTTGTCTCTGTTCCAAAATGAATAAAATGTCTATCCCTGTCTGATACAATAGTAGAAACAGATTTTGTAGGAGCACTAGCCATTTCCGTACATCTATTATTAAGAGGATTACTTACTCTTGGATCCCAAGTAAATGTTTTTCCATTTCTTATGGTTGCAGTAAGTATTGCACCAAAATTATCAAGTGACCAGTTGCCTGGATCTAGTATAACTGATGATGTTGTAGTTTGTTGTCCCCAACCTATAAAATTTGTAATTTCAGTAACAGTTGCACCACTGCTGTGAGCTGCAGTTGACGTTCCTTGTGCACCTCTTGTAATACCTGTTAAATCATTTGAACTAACACCAGTGTATGTAATTATTTCTTGATCTACTAATATCGTTCCACCAGTCCCAGAAAAACCTGTTGCACTTGTTAGTGTAATACTTGTTCCAGATCCTCCTGTACCATTTGTATCGTTTAATAACGCACCATTTAATGTAGTTGTTTGAGCACCTGATACGTTACCACCCCAAGTACCTGTACCCCAACCATAACCATATGTTTGAATAGTTGGTCCTATTTCTACATAGGCTCTTATAGTTGCTGAACCAGCAGCAGTCATACCTGTTCCTGTTTCACTCGATGCCATCGTAATTGTAAAAGTATCTGCAGCAGCTGTAATTACTTCAAATGTTTGATCAGTAAAATTTGCCGTTGTAAAACTTGTTGCACCACCTCCTGGTAAAGTNACAGACTCAAATAAAAAATAATCACCAGATACTAAACCATGTGCAGTTTTGTTAACTGTTACAGTTGATTGACCATTTACAGAAGTGAACGTAGCACCAGTTAATCCTGTATCTAAAGGAGTGACATCATAAAAAGCATCTTCATAATAAATTAATAAAACTTTAGATGTTCCAATAGCTGCGTACTTTCTACCTTGTAAATCTGTCCAAGTATGTTGAGCACGTGCAGGACCTGCAATAGTCTTTTGTCCTATAGCAGCAAATCCACCAATTTTTTCTGGTTGTGCATATCTAAATCTAACAAAATCACCATCAATCCATCTACCTTCAGCTCCTGAAGGTGTATCTGTTTTATCAAAACCTGGTAGTAATTTTACATTTGTAAGAGGCATACGGTATTTTACACCATGTTAAAGCTTCTTCCAAGTCGTAGGTGATGGCATGTTATGCTCAGATTTTAAACCTTTTCTCATAGTTAAAAGCACATCTCCTGATATTGAAATACGTGGTTCTTCTTTTTCATTAATTCCTGTTTCGTGAAAAAGCATAGATGGAAAGATTACAATATTACCAGTCTTTGCTGGATACTCCGCTTTTGCAAAATTGACCTCATCCCATTTTTTAAAATAAGGATCTCTTTTTGGGATGTTTAAACCAACTTTATGTGCTTCATCATCTATGAAGAATAGATTTCCTTGATCATCTGCTTTTACATAATAGACAAAACTAAAGTGACTTGTCATGTGCCTGTGNTATGAAATAAATTGGTCTTTAGNAGAGTATGTAGCCCATGATTTTGTTATATAAAGTTCAAACAATTCTAGATCATAATGCAAACCATGTATTGCAGCAATTAATGCTTGTGTAATTTGATCATACAATTCCTCAAACTTCGAATTTAAATGTAAATTATCATCAATAGATTGTAAGTCTTTTGCTTTTATGTCCGTTGTCCGTGCGTACTGAGTAATTTGTTGGAGTTACTAATTCTAGTTCAGGTAATATTTTTTTATTAATTTTTTCGTAATTTTGAATTTGAGAGATGTATATTGGATAACCAAACCATTTTGATATGTTAGTCATCTAATGTGCCTTTAGTATCAAACCATATATAACTATTTACTTTAGATAATAAATTTTCCATATCTTTATCTTTAACAACGTACACAAGAGTTTCAGTACAATAGTCTTTTATAGCTTCATATCTATGATGTCCATCTAAAAGTGTTTTGTTATCGTGTATTACTAATGGGCATAATAAACCTTTTTCTTTAATATCAATTTTTAGTTGATTTATAAGTTCAGTATTTAATTTAAATTGCCTAGGTTTAATTAAATTTAATTTAATTTTTTGTAATATAGTCTTAAATATTATTTTTTGTGGCTCAATGAACACTACAAGATTTTTAAAAATCTATAAACTATCTCTCCATCACCACCAGAACCACCGTCAGTAGATCCACCACTTACTTGAGCAGCTCCTCCTCCACCACCAGATCCTCTTGTTCCTGGACTTCCGTTAGTACCTCCCCCAGATGAAGAACCTCCAGCACCTCCAGATATTCCTCCACTGTAAGAATTAGCTCCTGCAAATCCAGATATTCTACAGTTGTCTCCTCCGCAGTTTCCTGATCCCGATAAACTTCCTGTTGCACCATTACCACTATCGTTAAAAGTTCCTGCAGGTCCAGATGTATTTGAACTGACATTTTTGGTTACACCATCAGAATCTCTAAATGTGCCTGTGCTTACACTTGAGCTTACTGTTGCAGAGCCGGGAGTTCCTGCTGTGTTAGACCTTAAAGGTCCTTGCACACCACCTCCTGTACCACTAGATCCTCCTCCACCTGTAAGTGTAAATAAAGATCCTGCAGAAGATCCAGATAAAGTTGTCGATGTACCATTGCTAGCAGTAACATTGAATCCTTTTCCAGCACCACTTCCTGCTGAACCAATTGAGTAAGTCATTGTCTCACCACCAGCAACTGTAAATATTTTGTCAGAAACATAAGCACCTGAACCTCCGCCAGCTCCTGCTGACTCTCCACCTGCTTTATCGTAGTCTTGACCACCTACTGCACCACCTCCTCCTCCAACTGCTGCTTGAATGTGAATAGCATTTGCATTACTTGGTACAGAAAAAGTTCCTGATCCTGATGATAAAGTAGCAAATGATGTAGCTTCGAAAGCGGTAAAAACTAATTTATATGTTCCACTTACATTTGCATAAGCTTCATTTACTTCTTGATAAGTAC